TCCGCAGCTATTACAGTAATAAACGTAGGGCCACTTCCCCCTGGGAGTATCATAGATTATACTATTATTCGCGATGACGGATACTTTCCCGCAATTGCAAATGGGGAAGGTAGGCAAAGGAGCCACAATTCTCTGTAATGCTTTCCTGCTAACGAAAGGTAATCCAGGCGGAGGTACTATTGGCCTTTCAGAGAAAGCTCTAGCATCTTTATCTATTTCTCTTTTGAGTTTATCCAATACTTCGCTTTTCACGGCGAAACCCTCAATTCATTTCTTTTGAATGTCTTCCAGAATATCAGCTGAAAGTTTGTCAAATCTCGGCTCTTTAAAATTAACCAAGTAAAGCGAGTATTCTCCAAATTTGTCCTGTATCAAAGAATTAAAATTTACATTTATTGTTTGATTAAGCCACTCCTCTGGCTTAGCGTAGATATCCTCTAATTCGGCATCCGTGAATCCGCCTACGCTACACCTGACTTTGTCATCACCGGACAAGGCTAACACAGAGCCATATCTCTGCGAATTCTTACCTGTTCCTTTTTTGAAACCAACGATGCGCATATCGCATTCTTTTTCTGCTTTTATCTTTATTTGATCTGGACTATCTGCGTAAGGTTGCCATGTTCCCTTTTTTCTCTTTAATACGCTACCTTCCAGCATGTCTACATTCATATACTTATCTGTTACTTCCATTGCCTCCTCTAAGCTGTGTACAATGTTGGTTTCCACGAGAAGCTCGGGAGGGATTCGCTTTATTCGCTCTTCATACGGGGTTATCTCTGATATTGCGTTATCAAAGTTTTTGACTTTAATTGCGTCCCACAGCACTAGTTTGAATATAACGTTTTCAGGAGCCAGCGTACCCCTGGAGATGCCATTCAGTAAACCGTTCGATATCTTCCTATGTAAAAGAACATCGTTACGATAGCCAACTAGTTCACCGTGATAGACATAGCCCTTTTCAAGCAGTTTAAGACTTTCTTTATAACCCCTTATCTTAGAGGAGTCCATAGCAAAGCCGTTCCTGGTGAAGCAGGAAGTGTCTTCCGCCACTCTATTATTAGAGAACATCCCATCTTCTTTAAGTTGCAGTAGAAGGCCCTCCTCCCACTCAGACTTTGTTATAGTTACGTCTCTTAATAGCTTACATCGCATGTATGGCATTATCTTTATAACGCTATAGCCAATACCCATCTTGGAAGCTTCATTTATAGACTTCTCAGCTAGCCCCATCCTTAGATCTTTCTTTAATATCTTTATGAACAAGGACGCGCTTTCCGCAGTTAGACGCTCACACTCAGCGTTTATTGCATCTTTCGCTGAATTACCTGAGAGTAGACGCTTGCTTAGTGATTCAAGGAGTCCCCATGTCACGGAGTCGAACACCCCTGAACCATTTACAAAAGGCTGTTCTACTCTTTTATGGTAATAGGAAATCATAGGATCATAGGCGGCCACCAACACTCTTTCCATTAGGGGATCCGCTATGAATTCAGACAAAAGATCCGTCTTTACTTTAGTCCCTCGCTCTTCTGAAATAAGTTTAATGGCCCCAGCTATATCGTCAGATGTCATACGTGGCTCCATATAGAGTCTATAAGTCGAGACGGCTCTCTGTGAGCCCTTAAAGCTACCTCTATGTGGAGTAGCTTATCATTTTGCAATGTATCATAAATAGCCATGTTATCCATGCAGTCTATTATTGCTTTGTCTCTGTCTTTGTGCGAGAAAGATGCAATAGCCACGCAAAGCAGCCAAGAGTTACTAGATATCATCTTCTTGTTGCTCAAATCTGTCTTCTGGTTTAACATACTTAATAATACGCCCAGTTTCTTTGTTAAAAAAGGTTGGAGCACAATTACCTGTATTGCCGGTCTCCCGTGCTTTTAGTACTCTCATCATTATTTTGTTACGTATGTTTACGTCGTCTGAGGACATGTTACGCGTGAAGGCTACAATGTCACAAGGGACTTGCTTCAGAGAACCAGAACCTTTTATATCATCCAATGAAGGCATTGCGCCTTCTTCGAAGCTCTTTGAGTCATTGGATGTCTTACGCAGATGCGCTATAAGAGCTATATGAACAGGATAGTTCATCAGGATACTACTAAGTTTGTTCATCATAAGGTCTTGTGCTTCATTGCCTGTCTTGTCATCCACACCTTCAGAGACTAATAGTGTTATGTGGTCAACGACTATGAGAGAGCAGCCTATAGCTGCCAAATACTCTATCTTATCGACGATACTGTCGTCCCGTTTGTCGCCGCCATGATCTATTATTTTTAGTCTATCCTCACTAAACAGTATTTCGAAGCCTTCGTCTTCATCTTTTTCAGTCCAAGACTCTTTATTACCTGGATTCTTACTAACTGCCATTAAGGATAACTTTCTTGCTGTCGTGCCAGGCATCTCTTCCAAAGATAGTATGCCAACAGTGTGCTCCGTATTTTCTATTAGCTCTATCATTATTTCTTTTACAAGCGTTGTTTTACCCGCACCAGTACCCGAGATATACATATTCATCTCATGTAGTCGCTGACCATCCAGATGTTTACCTAGGTCTTCAAGTACACCGGGGTATGGCAATACAGGTAGATTACTTATCTCTTTCATTCTTTGTCTTATTTCGTCACGACCTAGAATGCCCGGCGGATTGTATATTTGTGCCTCATATATCTTGCTCAGAAGTGCTTTGTAACCTTCTTTTACCAAGACATCATTGCAATCAACACCTTCATCAAAGTGTACTAATTTACACTTACCAACGCCTATCATCTTAATTACTGCTTTGACTCCCTTCTTACCCGCAGAGTCATTGTCCATAGCTATCACAATTTCTTTATGAGAGCGTATCCACGGGAGAGATTCAGCCAGATCGTGTATCATCGAGCTAGCCGAAACACCTATAGTGGGATATATTTTTTTGTAGCGCATCCAATATGCCATGGCTACCGATAGCGTATCCATCTCGCCTTCACATATAACCAGTCTCTTTTGTCCTGCAGCGAATAGATTAATCCCATACGGCCTGTCTATCTTATTTAGCCATTTGAATTTCTTTACAGGGACATCTCTACTTTTAGCTGAGTTAGCACCATAAATGTAATGGTGCCACAGAAACTCTCCTTCCTCATCCACGATAGATCTTACGTTGTAAAACTCGCATACTGGTTTAGATATAAAACGGTCTTTTATGCCTCTTACTTCGCAAGCCAGCATTTGTTCCATAGTGAACTTAGGCGCGTACGCTTCTGACTTCTTCTTTAAGTTCATAGTGTAAGGGTTGAAAGAAGTCCCACTTATATCCATTTTGCTTACCGCAGTTTTAGAATAAGATTGTGTACAGGAGAAGCAATAAGCAGATCCATCTTCGTATATCTGAAGAGGGTCACTACCACCACATTCAGGACAGGGGTTATTTGCCTTTACTATCTTTCCCATTAGATATTAACAAGACCCCTATTGAGATCAATGCGATGTCAGCGGGTGTAAGCAAGTACTCCTGTGTACCCCACAACCACATTGAGTAGAATATTGAGAGTATAAGGAACAACCCACTGAGTACTGTAAGAACTTCAGGGAGCTTTGATAATTTTTCTGACATACTCTAGCCTCTCTTTGTGTCTGTCCGTTATATGCTCTGTGACATTCCAAGTTACTCTCTCTACTCTCGTGTTAAGCCAACAGAGGTGCGTTGGAGCCATTACATGGCAAAGACTCCATGTTTCGCCAAATCCTACAGCGCCCTTAGTACTATAGTGCTCCAATACAAAGAATCTGAAGCTGCCCTTACCTTCTTCCGCTATTGCGTCACTCAGGTCCTTGTTACTACTTACGTAGTTGCGCCAGTCGCTTGACAGCCCACTATAAGATTTAAGGGACTTTCTACCTATGTACGCAAAGCCCAGGCGCTCATCTAATATGGCATAAACGAATCCTACTTTCTTCTTACCTCCAACTTCTTCTGGGAACTCCCAGTGTCCATTATCGAGAGGTGGTGTGTATGTGCTATCTTTGTCGGGAACTCTAAGCATCCCAATCCTCCAGCGTAAACCAATCATTCCAGTGTCTTTGAATATGAATTAGTTTGCCATTTGCCAACAACTGGTTTTTCCAGTCATCTCCGTATACATCTTGGTAGACAATCTTTATAATAGATTTCATGTCTTCCTCGTTGTCACAGTAGCTTATGAGCTCTTCGGCCTTCTTAGGCCCCATACCCGCTACCCCTGGAATCTTATCTACGCTATCCCCCATTATTAACTGGACATAGTAGTTCTTCAGTGCTTCTTCCTTTCCTATAATTCTCTTTTTATCTTTTCTTACATCGTAGTGCTCGCCTTCTATACAAAAGAGATCTTTGTCATAAGAAGAAACGGTAAAGGGGATATCTAGTGACTTGCATTCTTCTGACCAAATTCTTAGAAAGTCGTCTGCTTCTTTGCCGTCGGCGTAAATAGCGATGTCTTCAGATACTAGCCAGTGTCTTAGTTCTTTGACTATTGCATATTGTACAGGTTGCTTAGTACGCTCTCCTTTGTACCCAGGAAAGATATCTGCGCGGTAGTTAAACTTGCCGTCTACAGCAGCCAGCATGTGAGTACCCCAGCACTTTTCCATAGTCAATTGCATTAAATTAGTCATTTTGATCTTTGCTTTGGCCAGTAACTCCAGGAACATCTCTGTTTCTTCCATAACGAAAGCAACCGTCTCAGGCCCATCATCGTCTATGTCGAATATCTCTTGTGGAGGCTCTATTTTAAGCCCATACGGAGCGCTTAAATAGCAGTACATGTCTAAGTCAAAAATTACAAACTTCACTAGTGAGCCTCCAACCATGATTTACCTGACAGACCGTCGCCATCCATTATATTTACGTTGAATAGTTTTGGCCCTTCCTTAAATGCCAGCTTACCTAACTCTTTTGCCCTATCCGTATAAGCATCAGGTACCATGAAGTCAAGCTCGTCATGGTAGTAAATGAGAGGGATGTACGGTATTTTCTCAGATTTAAGAGACTCTGTCAAAAAGTAACAAGCTGCAGAGCATGTTATCTTTTCTGCTGATTGTAGCAGGTAGACGAGAAGTTTGTGATAGCTGTCTACGTATATTTTGTTACCTGCCAGAGACGGGATGTGGCCTCCGTTAACACTAGAATCTTTTGTTTTAGAATAAATAGATTCAAGTTTGCCAATCAAATGTTCAAAGCCAGGTACTTCTTTGAAGAATAGCTTTTTGAATTTGTTGCCTTGCTTGTCGTCTATTTTGCCAAACAAGTAAGACCAGAGCTTCCCGCCAGAGGCACCAAACAAAAGAGCGTAGAATATACGCTTTGAAGCTTCTCGTTCTACTGTCAGGCCAACATCCATTTTTCTGAGGGCACTAGTCATATTCTTTCTATTGTAATCGTGTATATCTGAGTAGAGTAAAACTCTGATGAACTCTTCGTCTTTTAAGTAATGCCCAAGTCCCCTTGCTTGATTGCCTTTGGAGTCGCAACCGATTAGCGTCCATCCCTCATTTACCCGAAATAAGCTTCTTATCTCGGAGCCCCACGCCGAGCTGCCTTTGGGGATATTTGCAATGGCTTTATGTGTTGATCTCATACTTGGCGTGCCTATTAGCATAGCACTACCATGTACTCTATCTTTTTCGTCTATATCACTTAGCCAGGTTATCAAGTTATTTCTTCGGGAAGAAGCTACCGAGTACTCTCTATAAAGTGGGCCGTCTCCTCCCAGCACTTCAAGGCTAGTTTCTGTTATTTTAGGGGAAGTGACTTCCTTCCTTTTGGTCTCTGGATTAAATTTTGTGTTCCATTCGTCGGGCACCCACCCTTGTTTGAATAAGAAACCTTTTACATCGGCGGCATAGCCGAGCTTTAAAGGCTCAAAAGATACCCTGCAGTAGTCTCCCGCTATAGGTAGTTCTTCTTCTGGAAAATCGCAAAAGTCGAACTCCTCCAGACCAAACCAACTTTTAACCTTTTGTGGTAAATCGCCATTTGAATTACGACTCATACGCTTAGGGAGTATTTCGCCACCTTTCTTATCTGCTGGTGGTATAACAGCTTTATGGCCCATCTTTACCTGTAGAGCATTTTGTACGCGCTCTACGACTTCTGTTAATCTTTCCAGTACTTTATACCCTTCCTCTTTTGCAAAAGGCCAGCCATACAAATTAGCTGAAGCGTTCCAGCGAGCAGCTGAATGCTCTGCAGCCAAATATATGATTACCTCCGGCTTACGCTTGGCTAATAGAGTCCTCTCCTCCATTAGCTCGATGTAAACTCTTTCGTTCAAATCCACATCTTGCTCACAGTATACATCCATCTCTTTGCTATATTTAGAGTAGTCGCTAAATTCTATTTTTGGGAACCTGAGATATTGTCCCCAAAGGGCGAGACTATGACCTCTCATGCCAAATC